CTAAATTGCGCGGTGGTTCATACGCTGCCGCTATGAGGTAAAAAATGGCTATAACCTACCCAGTATCATTCCCATCCAGTATTGGGTTGGCAAACATCAACATTCGGGCGCGTACCGTGGTTGGTATCTCATCCTCACCTTATTACCACCCATGAAGCGTGCAGACGCAGAGCAAGTGGTTGCCTTTTTGTTAAAAATGAATGGTGTGTATGGCACGTTCCTACTGGGCGACAAAGCCAACCCTGCAACGCGCGGCGTGGGCACTGGTACACCTCTGGTTAATGGCGCTTCACAGACTGGCGATGAATTGATTACTGATGGTTGGACGGCAGACACCACGGGTATTTTGAAAGCAGGCGATTGGATTCAACTGGGTTCTGGTTCAAGCACACGACTCTACAAGGTTCTGGATGACGTTAATTCAGATGGCTCTGGCAACGCTACTATTAACATCTTCCCTAGTCTGCGTTCATCACCAGACGATGATGCAACAATCACTGTAAGCAACACGCAAGGTTTGTGGAGGCTTGCAAGTAACGAGACAGAGTATTCCATTGACAACATGAGCATCTACGGCATGACCTTTGCCTGTGTGGAGGCGTTATGAGTCGGGATTTAACCGCTGGCGTACAGAGTGCAATTGAGGCTACGCAAGTTCAGCCTTTTTTGCTATTTGAGGGCTTGTTTGCTAATGGCTATGTTCGCACATGGTCGGGCTATGGTGATTTATCTTGGGATGGCAAAACTTGGACTGGTGTCGGCTCTTTGGGTGGCGTTTCTGCGGTTCAAGAATCTGCCGAAATTCAAGCCAACGGCATTAGTGTCACTTTAACTGGTGTTCCGTCTGAGTTTGTTTCTTTGGTTCTTCAAGAATCAGAGCAAGGCAAGTCTGGCAAGGTTTATATCGGTTTCTTTGATGAAAGCGGAATCATCGCTGACCCCTACCTGGTGTTTGAGGGTAAGTTAGACATTCCATCTATTCAAGAGGAGGGCGAGACCTCAATGGTGACGATTACCTATGAATCCCGCCTAATTGACTTACAGCGTTCAAGAGAAACTCGCTTGACCAATGAGGAGCAACAGCGGGAGTATGCTGGCGATTTAGGCTGCGAGTTTGTGCCCAAGATGAAAGAGATAACGTTAAATTGGGGGCGCTCGTGAGACTTGATGGCTGGGAATCAAAACTAAACCAAGCAATTGAGCAAACTGGTGAGTTCCAATGGGGCACTAATGACTGTTGTATGTTCGTTGTAAGGGTTGTAGAGGCGATTACAGGCGACGACCACGGTAAGCCCTATCGGGGCTATAAAACCGCCAAGGGAGCCGTTTCTAGGCTTTTAAAACACGGTGGTGTAGATGGTCTGGCAACTAAGGAGTTTGGCGAGCCTAAACCCGCATTGATGGCTAAACGAGGGGATGTTGTTTCATTTGAAACCAATGGAGAAATCGCCCTTGGAATCTGTGTAGGCGATAAAATAGCCGCAGTTTCTGAGGACGGTTTATATGTCTTCTCAATGAAAAAAGCAATCAAGGCTTGGAGTATCTAAATGGCAAAAGTTGTAAAAGCCGCCGCAATCGCCGCCGCAGTAGCCACGGGTGTGGGAGTGTTGGTTGCTCCTGGTCTGATTGCTGGTGGAGCCGCCGCTTTTGGATTTGCCGCTGGTACGGCATCGGCTTATTTTGCAACCTCTTTTGTTACTTCTTTAGTCCTTGGCGGCGTATCTGCTGCACTAGCAAAAAGCCCGAGCGTGGGTGGGGCATCAATTACTCTACAAGACCGCACAGTCACTTCACGCCAACCCATTGCATCTCATGTGATTGCTTATGGGCGCACTCGTTTAGGTGGCACGATTCTCTACATGGAGTCGACCAATTCAAACAAATATCTGCACATGGTTATTGCCTTAACTGGGCACGAGATTGATGCTGTTGAAAAGATTTACTTTAACGAGGTCGAGGTTCCGATTGATGGTTCTGGCAATGTTACCTCTGGGCAATATGCTGGCAAGGCTCGGATTAAGTACAAGCTAGGCACATCTGACCAAACCGCATTTGATGACTTGGTGGCTGAGTCTGATGGCAAATGGACTGCAAACCATCGGGTGCGTGGTCGGGCTTTGTTGTATGTACGTCTTGAATATGACCAAGATGTATATTTCAACGGTATGCCCAACGTATCAGCATTGATTCGTGGCAAAAAGGTTTACGACCCTCGCGCTACTACAACCGTTTGGTCGGCAAACCCTGCGCTTTGCTTGGCTGACTATCTGACCAATACAAAATATGGCGTGGGTGCTATATATGCCACCGAGATTGATGAAACCGCCCTAGCCGCTGCCGCTAACATTTGCGACGAGGATGTTTCACTTGTGGCTGGCGGCACAGAAAACCGCTACGAGTGTCATGGCGCTTTTGCTACGTCTAGCACGCCAGAGGACGTTATTAACCAAATCGTTTCCTCAATGGCTGGTAAATGTATCTGGTCAGGCGGTGTTTGGCGCATCTTGGCTGGTGCTTACTACACACCAACCCTGTCATTCAATGAGAACGACTTGCGGGGTGGTTTCCGAGTTCAATCATTGATTAGCCGCCGTGAGAGTTTTAACGGCGTTAAGGGTGTGTTTTTATCACCCGCTGATAACTATGTGGTCACAGACTTTCCTGCAATTACGTCAGCACTTTATGTTGCCCAAGATAATGGCGAAGAAAAACTAAAGTCCATTGAATTGCCCATGACCACATCGGCAAGCATGGCGCAACGTTTAGCAAAGATTGAATTACTACGCGCACGCCAGCAAATTACGACCTCACTTCCCATGAAGCTGTCTGGCTTGAAGGCGCAAGTTGGAGATATTGTGAATATCACAAATTCGCGCATGGGTTGGTCAAATAAGCCATTTGAGGTTATTGGCTCACAATTAGCATTTAACGAAGTAGTCGGGGTTGACCTTGAGTTGCGCGAGGTGGCAAGTGACGTTTATGACTGGTCAACAAGCGAGGAATCGCCTTATGACCCAGCGCCAAACACCAACCTGCCAACGGTTACAGATATAACCCCACCAAGCATTTTCTCAACCGATACGCTGGAAATTAACGCTGAGACGATTGTCACCAAGTTGGTGGTTGCTTTGGCTGGAACGGCTACATTCCAAGACCGCTATGAGGTGCAAGCAAAACCATCTTACGAGACTGATTGGTTAAACCTTGGTCAAGCCTCTGGCACGACATTCCAATTGGCTAACGTTATCGACGGCGCTGTTTACGATATTCGCGCACGCTCGATAAACATCCTTGGCATCCGTTCCGCTTGGACGACAGAACAGCACGAAGTGGTTGGTAAGACTGCGCCACCACAAAATGTGCAGGATTTCACCATCAACATCATTGGGACTCAGGCATATCTAACTTGGTCGCCTGTGCCTGACCTTGACCTATCCCACTATCGGATTCGCCATGCACGCGAGACTACTGGGGCAAATTACGCCAATGCGGTGGATTTAATTCCCAAGGTTTCACGACCAGCGACTTTTGCTATCGCCCCAGCGATGACTGGGACGTACTTTATCAAGGCAATCGACAAGCTAGGCAACGAATCCCTATCTGCCACCGAGACAATTGCCATCATTGAGGACATCAAGGACTTAAACGTAGTCGCCACGATTACTGAAAGCCCAACGTTCTCAGGCTCTAAAACCGAATGTGTCGTCACAGAAGAAGGCTTCCTAGTCTTGGATACCGCCACGGACTTTGATGACGTTACAGGGCTTTTTGACGATGCTGACGGCGACTTTGACTCTGGTGGCGGTACGGTTTCAACCTCTGGCACTTACGAGTTTGCCGATTACTTTGATTTGACTCAGGTCTACACCAGCCGTTTAACCGCAAATCTAAACGTCACTCGCCTTGATTACATTAACTTGTTTGATGATGCGACAGGCAATTTTGACGACCGTGTGGGCTTGTTTGATGGCGACCCTAACAGTTATGGCGATACAAACGTCCAGCTATACGTTGCCACGACTGAGGATGACCCCTCTGGCGACCCAGTATGGAGCGCATGGCGTCCATTCTTTGTGGGTGACTACAAGGCGCGTGCATTTAAGTTCAAAGCGGTACTGACCACCACATCTGGCGAATCTAGCCCTCAACTTGAGTCATTGAGCGTTAACATTGATATGCCCGACCGAGTTGCCTCTGGGGATAATTTGACAAGTGGGGCTGGTGCTTATGCGGTGACATTTGGTAAATCGTTCAAAGTCACCCCTGCAATTGCGATTGCTGCCGAGAATCTAGCCCAAGGTGATTACTACGAAATTACCTCAAAATCAGCGTCAGGGTTTACAATAACGTTCAAGGATTCTGGCGGTTCAGCGGTTAGCCGCACTTTCGATTATGTCGCCAAAGGTTACGGCGAACTCACAACCGTTTAGAGGTAAAACATGGCACAACACGACTTTTCCATTGCTAACCAAGGCTTCCCAGCGTTCCGAGCAGACCTAAACGATGCTCTATCGGCTATCGCCTCAACATCATCGGGAACAAGTGCCCCAAGCACGCCTTACGCAAACCAATTGTGGATGGATACCACCAACCACGTTTTAAAGGTTCGCAACGAGGACAATGACGCTTGGATTAGTCTGGCAACCTTTGACCAAGCCAGCAACAAAATAACTGTAATAAATGCCACACAAATAAGCGTTGACGGGGTTGTTTATACACTGCCAACTGCAGATGGCACTAGCGGTCAATTTTTAAAAACAAACGGCTCTGGAATTCTGAGCTTTGGTAGTGGCGGCGCAACTCCTTATGGCCTTTTCCGTAAAACCAGCCCTGATGTTGTAGCTTGGACAAAGACTGGCGCTGGAACGGCAACTACATCGTCTACTCTTTACATTGAAGTCAATGGCGAAGTAAAGACAATTGCTAGCGGCACAAGCATCACAATGCCAACATTCAGTGGCGGCACTGATTACGCAATTTGGGCAAAGCCCGATGGCACTTTAGAGGCTACTAGTAACCATACAAGCCCGCCAGTTACAAACTCTCGCAAAGTCGGCGGATTCCATTACGCACCTGGCGGCAACGCCACAGGAACAAGCGGCGGCAACACTACGCCACAGATTAACGAATACTCGTTTTGGGATTTGAATTTCCGTCCTGCTTGCTCTGACCCTCGCGGAATGACTTTAGTGGGTGGAGGCTTTTGGATTGACATCTACTTGACTGGTGTAGACGCAATCACCAACGGCTCTAGTAAATACAACGTCACGATGGCTGACGGCTCAAGCCCTCCAAAAGTGCCAACAATGTTTGGCGGCAACGGCTCGACCACATACGGTTCTTACACATGGTTTGAGGCTATGGAGTTGGCTACGGCTTTTGGAAAACAATGCCCGACACAGCAAGAGTTTATGTCTGCAATGTACGGCACAACTGAGGCATCGTCTATTGGCTCAGACCAAGGCTCAACGGTGCTGAACGCAGCTTACACATCAAAGTGGGGTGTCGTTCAGTCTACTGGTGTGCTGTGGGTTTGGGGCCGTGACCGTGGCGGCGCATACAACACAGGCGGCTGGAACGCCAACACTGAAGGGCGTGGCTCCGAGTACAACGCCCCGAACGCTGCGCTTTTTGGCGGCGACTGGTCCGACGGCTCGATCGCCGGTTCGCGCTGCTCGTTCTGGAGCTACTCTGCCTCGAACTCGAGCGGCATCGTCGGGTCGCGCTTTGTCTGTGACCACCTGCAACTTGACTAAGGGCGCGGAAGCGCCCGTTTAAATGCAACCAATCAAGGATTCAGGATGCTACGACCAAATGGCAATAGTGGAAAAATACGAGAGGGTAATCTCGTATCTCTACCCTATCGCTCAATCCGTGCCACGCAAGCACGGCGTAGCAAGGGATATGTTTTTGCAATGTCTGCTGGGTGTTCCGGACGCACTAGTGCAAGCAGGCAAGAGCAATCAGGTCTCGAAACTTTACGCCGCAGATGCGCAAATTGCGCACTTGCGGTTTTGGGTGCGCTTTCTGGTTTCAATCAAGTGTGCAACAAAGCACCAGCAAGAGACATCACAAGTGTTAATTGCCGAGGTCGGTGCAATGCTTGGGGCTTGGGTAAAAAGCAGAAAGACACAGGGGTAGTTTGGACAACAACTCTGCGCTTTTTGGCGGCAACTGGAACAACGGCTCGAACTCCGGTTCGCGCTGCTCGAACTGGAACAACTCTGCCTCGAACTCGAACAACAACATCGGGTCGCGCTTTGTCTGTGACGATGCAAATCACTCGCTCTGCCAATGCTACGGCTTGGCAGGCAGGCCATTCAACGTGTGGTCAGCCAATACTATCCCGCTTCGGCGAATACATTTCGGGGTTCGGCATAACGCCTAGTAGGAAATCCAAAAGCGCAGCCGACTTTTTATGACAAAAAAACACCGCCATTTGATTGACAAAATTGTGTCAATGGACAACTTGCAAGATGCGTACCGCAAGACCGCCAATGGCAAAAAGATGACTTTTGGTTATCTTGAGTTTAAAGAGTACGACCAAGCAAATCTGCGGATGATTCAGCAAGAATTAGCAGACGGTGCTTACACTATTGGTGGATACAGACAATTTACAATTTTTGAACCCAAACCCAGGTTAATTTCGGCCTTAGACTTTAAGGATAGATTGGTGCAGCACGCGCTTTGCAACATTGTGAGCCCCATATTCGAGAAAACCCTAATGCCGCAAACTTTTGCCTGTCGGGTTGGCATGGGTACACATTCAGGCGTTCAATTTGTTCAGTCACGAATGAGACGATTGGATTCTAAGTATTTTCTAAAAACGGATTACTCCAAATTTTTCCCAAGCGTTGACCGTGTTGTTTTGCATCAAATGATTGAGCGCAAGATTGACTGCGATAAGACGGTAAAAATTCTACGTGAGATTATTCCAACTACGGGCAAAGGTATACCTATTGGTAGCCTAACAAGCCAGTTATTCGCCAACGTGTATGGCAATGCCGCCGACCGATTCATTCACTTCGATTTAAAGCACAGGCACTGGGCGCGATATATGGACGATATTGTTATTCTTGACGATGACAAAGACCGTCTTATGGATAGCTTTTTGCGTTTAAACGACTGGTCAATGGATTGCTTAAAACTGCGCATTGGCAAGTGGCAGGTTTCACCAACTAGTCGAGGTGTAAACTTTTTGGGGTATAGAATTTGGAAAACGCATAAACTATTGCGTAAGAATTCTGTAATTCGGGCAAAGCGCAAAATTTCACGGTACATTAGAAATCAAAACCAAGAATCACTGACTAAATTTTTAGCATCTTGGTCTGGTCACGCAAAATGGGCCGACACAAATCATCTTTTCAACTGGTTGGAGCAAAAACATGGCATCACAGTATAAAATCATCATCAACACCCGCGCTGATTTGGACGCCATTGCTGGCACACCAGAGCACGATGAGTTTATGCAATTTCTTAAAGGCAGCATGACACGCAAGCAAGACATAGCTGTTCGGCCTGAAAACTACGGACAGCCAGAGTATGAGGGCGATGTAATTCCACCCGTTTGGGAAGATGTGGAAGATTTGAGCACCATTGAGGCTTTTGGGTTTGTCAAGGCTGACTTTAATAATTGATAAAATTTTCTCAAAGTTTATAATAGATTAACAATGTAACTACGTGCACCATCATGTCAAACGAAGTCCAACTCACCGAAGCACAAATTGACGCAATCGTAGACAAAGCGGTTGAAAAGACGTTTAACCGTGTTTATCAGGAAGTTGGCAAGTCAATCCTGACAAAAATGGCATGGCTAACTGGTGCGGCGGTGGTTGGTCTATTCATGTGGCTTGGGGG